TTCGGGGTTCAACGTGAGGTCGACACCAACGGTCGCACTGGTCGTTTTACGAGCCAGGGCATGATCGATGTTGCCGCTTGCCTTCACAGCCGCTATTGCGGACATAGTGAGTACTTCCTTTCTATAGATTGGAAACCTTCGTCCTCTCTACCTTTTGAACGTGGACACGACAAGAGCGATAGCATTCGCCGCGCGATTACCTGCCTGTATACCAGCCCCATTGAAAGAGGGAAGGACTGATGAGGGAAATGAAGAAATTACATCCCGAATCAGCCTAATCTCTTCTCTGCGACTGGTGGCGGTGTGATCGACGTGAATGGTAGGCTCTGCGCCGTGCGGTCCATGGTAGTCGAAGGTAGAGTCCCCTCTAATCTTCGAGAATCGAACTTTGGAACCTCCCAAGAAAGTAACGCCGTCCCAAGCAGACATGCTTTGGAAGTAGTTACCAACTGGAAGGAACCAATCGGCCACGAAGCTAAAGGGGAGCAATTCCCATGCGAGGTTAATGGGATTTGTAAACCCGGTTTGTGCCAAGAAATTGTTTAAAGGCGAGTCTACCCTGAACCTAATTTTGAACTTGCAAGTAGTGGTAACAATGAAGGTCGTTTGACCAACCGTGCTACCAGTTGCAGGTCCAGCAGGGGGATAGGCTAACCTATACTCTCTCTGGGCAGTAGCCGAGCTGGATGCCCGTTGGACGAAGTCGTTAGGAGAATTTAATCTCCCAGCGGCTACCATCATCCCTTGTATATCGTCAAGAAGGGGTTTCCAGCCGTACTGAAGCTGAAGCCAGTTACTGGCGACAGACTTAGACGGAGAAGGATTCCCTATCTTGCCCTTCCACTTGGGTGAGGTACGTCCTCCAGTCAGAGTCGTAATAGCCTTCGAAATGTTTCCACGTCGAAGATTACGATAGGCGCTGAGGATCTTTGTAGCGTTACCAAAGACCAACTCGCCAATTTGACTAACTTGTGCAATATTCTGGGCCATATTCGCCTGCAGCCCAGTTTGTGCATTGTTAATCAGCCTCTGAAGGGATTGAAACTCCGCCGAGTCAATAAACAAGGTAGGAGAATCGGGCATTGTGTACCAATCGCTATAGGGACTAATAGTCAGCCCCCAGGAACCAGAAGCGACTTGCTCCTGATACCAGTGGTACTGATTCTCAGTAACTATAGTAACCCTCGCGCTATGCGGATTATCCGGCAGAGCACGAGTCTTTTTCTTCCCGAAGCCAGGTGTACGAGTACCAGACCACTCACGATAATACTTCGTGATCGGGCTAATGGATTGATTAAAGATTTCTTTAATCCCATTATGCCCCGACTCATCAACCCTAAGGAAAGGGCTGGTGATGCGCTCTGGACTCGGCCTAGTAGCGGAAGGAAAGAAGTTACGAGTGGTACGCACCCAGGGATTCTTTACGATTCTCTGGGCCCTAGATCGCACAACTTTGTACGGTCTAGACGACTGAATTTGGGACCCATTAACAGCCACAGTCCAGGTACCTCGTAAACGAGAGTACTTGGGCTTAAGCTGTAAACCAGCCCTAAATCCATACGGCACGCCCAACTTAAGACGCGTATACGTGATATCCGCACGCACCTTTGACTGCTGCCGATGTCGCCCTATGTACACACTATCATGGTTAACCAGACTAAAAGGTCTGATTTGGCCAGTAGTGTGCACAAGGGAGTCATCGACGTAGACATTAATGAGTACGGAGTCTCGTCCAAACGTCCGGTCGGGATTGACGTATTTCCCCAACGTTAGGGATAAGTCGATTGGATTACTGTTAAGAAATGGACTTAACGTGGCCATGGGATAAACTCCAGAGCTACGAGACCAATCTCAACAACGTTGAGACTAACCACAATAGCTGCCAGAAGGGACCCGGAGATGAAGGCCAAAGTTATGGCTATCGAATTCGGATAAAACCGATCTTCG